ACGTCTAAATAAGCCATTATGTTTTTATTTTATACAAATATAATTAAATATAATTTAAAGAAAAAGAGCATACACATTAAGCGTATGCCCTTTAACATCAACCAACAAATAAATATTGTTTAATTATTATACAGCAGTGAAATCTCCGTAGATGATTGCATCTGGTCTGTGTATTGCTAAACCAACTTGTGCTTCAATACGAGCAGTAATGTTGTTCTTTCTGAAGTTGTCCTCATCTTCTGTTGAGAATTGTAAAGAAAGTCCCTCAGTAACTACCTTTTTGATAGTTGCCCAATTACCTACATAGTATTTGTTTGCAGCCATAAAGTTAGCTTGGAATAATGGAATACCATTAATAGCCAATCTACCATTTACTAAAGTAACAACTCCTGGCAATCCGTAACCAGCACCAGTAGATACTTGTGTTTGCAAGATACTATTGTAATCAGCAGGAGAAACAACAATACCATCAGTTGACCAGTTAGAACCTGCTAAAGTAGCAACCTCATTCATCAACATTTCGATTTTGTTTTTACCTGTAATTACTTCAGCAGATGCAGTTGCAGCAGCAGCTAATGCAGTATTAAATACTGAATTTTCTCCATCAAAGTAAGAACGTCTTAACTCTCCTGGTAAGAAACTTTCCAAGAATGGTAAGTTGTTCGCCATTTTACGAGAATAAACACAGAAACCAGCAATAAAATCAGTGTTTACATCAATCATTGAAAGATCGTAATCTAATTGTCCTTTATCAGCACCCTCTGTTTGTGTTGCAGCAGCACCCTCTGAAGTTGTTCTTCTTGGGAATGTGTAAGTACCATTTCCGATATTAATAACTCCTACTAAATCAGAGAAGTTTAATATTTGGTCTGGAATCGTTGCAACAACATCGCTGAACGTTCTTGGTTGGTCACCAGTCAACGATGCAGAAAGTGTCATATTTCCAACCGCTTTACTTTCTAAGTAAACCTTATTGCTTTTTACTACATTCTTAATGGTTTCGTAACCATCAACAATCATAGCTTTTACAGTGTCAACACTTCTTGATTCTTTTTTGCTTTTCTCTTGCAATTTTACATCTAAAGTATTTGCGTGATCTTGAACCTCTTTTAACTTAGCTTCAAATTCATCTTTTACTTCTTTTACTTGGTTATCAATAACCTCTTTATGCTTTACTTCAAATGATTCTAAAGCAGCATTAATTTCTTGTTTAGATTTTCCCTCTAAACTATCAGCCATATTTTTTAATTCGGCTTGTAATTCTTTAATCTCCATTATTTTAATGTTTTGTTAAAATTCTTAATTGTTTGTAATATATCTATCGGCTCAACTTCTAATGGAGTGTTAATAATTAACGGCTCTTTGTTATCGAGTGATTTTTTTCCTAATTCGTATGCTTGTTTCTGTAATTGCTTTAATGCAATCTCTAACAAACTAAATGTATCATCTGTAAAAGTTCCATCACGAAATGCTTTTAAGATTAATTTATGTTGGTTGTTTACTTCTTTTAATGTAAGTGATTTAAAACCTGTAAATGGTGTTTCTGGATTTGCACCTAATGTAACATTTGATCCCTCGAATAACTTAACTTCTTTTATAATCCTTGCACTTGCTTTAGTATCATAATCACTTAGTATTGTTTGAAATCCAATAGAATGTTCTTTTACTATTCCTGCTTCATACAATTTTAATGTATCTGAACTATAAGAAGTATCTATTAAAGGCTCACTTTCAAAGTACAACCCTTTACTATCTTCAGTTAATACACTAAACTTACCGTGTGGTTGCGACCAGTTATGTTGATTAAGAAAGTAAATATCATTTTTACGTTCATCAATAGACTTTTTAAACGCACCTTTAACAATAATATCACCATCATAGTCTTTATTATCAAAACCAGATAAGTAGCCAGTAATAACCCTTTTCTTTGTATCTACGTCTTTGACTTCACCGACAATAGATTTATAGCTTAATATTTCATTCATAAGTACAAATATAAATAAAATTTATTAATACGTTTTTTAGTATAGAATTTTCTTATACTTGTTGTTTATTTGAATATAAATTGTATTTTTGTATTTAAAATCATTAACTATGAAACACTTATTAGAAATATTAAAAGATAACGGATTTAAAGAGTACCGTGTTACATTAAGTACAAACAAAAAAACAGTATTAAAAGATAATGGAGATATAGAGTTAATCGCCACTTATACTAATACTTATACCCAAAACAATAATATAAAAGACTTTTCTACAATGGCTGCTGGTGGTTTAACCAAACACTTTATAAAAGATAATGATATGTCTAAGGAAGTTATATGGGGGTTAAGAGAATATAAAAAACCACCTAACCTATTACAACCTATATTAGATATTGAATACGATAAAAGTAATGGTTTTTTATCACAACAAGATTTAACAGAAAGGTTATTAAAACAAGTTGACCATAAAGAAATATATGATAATCTGTTTAAGAATAAAAAGTATAAACTAAAATCTATTAGTTCTAATTAACTTACCATTCTTATCACGCTTTGGTATTTGTGCAACCGTACATCTACAATTTATAACATTACCAGCACTTCCTTTTGGATCACCAGGAAATAGTAATTTTTCATTACTTACATCAAAGTTTTTATCTAATGGTACTTTTACGCCATTCATTTCGTAATGGTCGAACTGTGATTCTGGTGGTCGCCTTGTTCGTGCATCTAAGCTACTAATCCATTCCTTTTCCATTTCAATACCACTAACTCTACTCGATGTTACTGCTGAAAAATTAGCTGCTGCTGTTGTTTCTGTTCGTGCTATTCTTAAACTTTGCCAACGATACCAACGCCTTGACTTTATTAACTTCTGTAAATCGGTTGTAATTTCTCGTATTGCCTTTCCATCGTTTATTCCTGTGGCAATAATCTCATTAATAAATCTAATGTAGTGATAACGTACACTTCTTATTCTACTACCACCACGATCTAAAATGTATCTTAATAGTTCACGTTCAAATAATGATATAAAGTCATTTAAACTAAATGCTTTTGATTCTATTGCTTTTATTTGTGCATTGATTTGTTTACCTGTTCTTTGTCCGTGTTTAAATCCAACGTGCTTATACACCTCTTGGTATGTTGTATAAAAAGCTGATTCTTTTATAGCACCATTTATAACAGATTCATAGTTTTCTTCACTAATTGCATTAAATGGAATGTTATTAGCTAACTCCTTAAACATTCGTTGGAACTTAACTACTGCATACTTTTCATAACCTTTATGCCAACGAAGCCATTGTTTTCTGTATTGTACTCTCATTCATTAGGTTGTTGGTTTAATGGAAAGTCATTAACTGCTTGGTCTAATGTTAGAATATCACTCATAACGGTATATTCATTCATATTACTATCTTCAATCGCTGAATATCTTAAAGCTAAACGTGCTTCATTTCTGTTTAACATACCAATATCAACTGCCGTTTTAATCCACTCCATCATCTTAGCAATATCTTGCTGCATTTCTGGTAGTTCCGTTATATCGTGTTCAATGCAAAAACCATTATAGGCTTTATATCTTGGTAGTATTTGACTATTGACAGCATTATCAAATAAGTCTAAGTCTGGTAATATTGTATCTGTTACTACTTGTTTTCTGAACTGATTAACATTGTCATACTTAGCACCATCATCATTATTTAATAGCTTATCTGACCAACCTAATACATTACAAATTTGCTTGGTATCAAATGCTAAGAAGTCAAATAGTTTTAATTCATCTGGAGATAGTCCAATTCTTGTAAATCCTAATTCAGATGATGCACCTTGTATATTAGCTAACTTATCGGTGTTATCATCCATTTCTTTTAACCTCGACTTTAATTCTCTTGCTTGTTCTGCATTTAACGGAACTCCCTTACCGTGAATAAATCCATAAGCACCTCCACTTTTCATTGTCTTAATATTCAAGTCTAATGCTTCGTTTGATGATTGCGTATTCCTTAACGCTGCTCTTAATGGTGATTGTCCGTATAAATGTGATCCGTTTAAATCAAAGTTAGGATTCGCATATTTTATGTGTACTACATTTTCAGCTTCAAAGTCAATATATTGCATCCCTTGTATTAAAGTATAATGTGATATTGGACTTTCTAATCCTAACATATCGATATTATCTTTTAATACTATTTGTGTTAAATGTGATGGTAATAGATACCACGCAATAGGTTCTCCAGCATCAGCACCACCATCTGGACATAACAAATATATATAAGCATTACCATTCAATGCCATAAATGTTTCGTACAACTCTTTAAACTCTTTCCACGTTTGTAATGGGTTTGGTCGTTCTAAAGGTAAATCTGCATATTCAGCATCAAATGCTTTAGATTCGTATAATAAACGCTTAACTTCTTGTTGTGGTGTTAAATCGAATTTAGTTGATGTTATTAATCTATCTCTTTTTCTTTTCTCGTTTTTATCTACAACCTTTTTAACGTTAAAAGGTACTGAAGATAGTTTGTTTGCTCTTTGAGATACTACCGAATAAATGATAGGATTGATGTTATACCCATCATCTATATACGTTTCTCCTTTATCATCATAGGAAGTAAAAGAACCACCAACCCATTTAAGAAAAGCATCGTTATATTTATTCATTGATTGTTTTACACCACTAAAGAAAAAGGGGTTACGAAAAGACAATTTAGCCATTATAAGTTTTATTTATATAAATATCAAAAGTAATAAAAAAAATCGATATAGTTATTTTAGTTAAAAGAAAAATACTTTAGGTGCTAACTCAAACCAATATCGCATCATTATAGAATCCCATTCATCTGGTGATCGACCTATCATTTTTTTAACCACATCTTTAGAAACCAAGGCAACTCTACCATCTTTATCAATATCTTTTTGCTTTACCTGTTCCATTTCCTCTGAAGTAATACCAATAACGATACTATCATTGCAGAACTCTCCTACTTCTCTATTCACTATTTTGTTAGCCATTTTATATCCACATTGTGATTTAAGGTTATTAAAGTTTTGAGATATACCATCAACATCTAATGCTTTACTATTATTAACAAAACCTTTACAACCTAAGAAGTCAACAACACCACCACCAACACCATCTTCATCAGCAATAGTATTACTATTACTAACACTATACTTTAATTGTATTTCTTTTACTTTATCTACAACGTGAACTAATCCACTCTTTGCAATTTCATATCTGTAAATGCAAACCCATCCGTGCCATACTCTTATAACGGTTTTATCTTTACCTTTACGAGCAACATCAATAGTAATGTATTTATTGCCATCTGGTTTTAAATGTGTTGGATTCCAATAATCTGAAATACTATCTAAATCTATTAATGTACTTGGATCATCGTCATACTCCCAATTCCCATAATATAATCTTTCTTTACTATTCTTATCTAAACTAAGTAAACTATCTAAATAAGACTTTGGTAAGTGTGGGTTATCTGTTGGTAATGCTTGTATAAACTTTCTATTGTTAGATAATGTATTTTCTCTATATGGTTTATAGAATACTTTGTATGTCCAATTCTTTGCAGGGTTACAACTACCTAATAGTTTAGGTGTTAAATTGTATTCGTTTAATTTATATCTGCATCTACTTAAAACGATTTGCCAAGCCTTATGCACTACCTGGTTGCATTCATCAACAAAACCACCAGTAATTTCTAATGAACCTAAACTATCAAAGTTCGGATCAGATGGATATAAAAACAAATCTTGTAGTAATATTTCGCTTCCATTAGTCCAATAGATAATATGATTTTGTGCATTGTATTTAAATTGGTCTGATATACCGAGTAATGAAGTTAATTCAAAGAATGTATTTAATGTAGTTTTTTTAAGTGATGTTAGTTTTGCCCTACCCATTAACCAACGAGTGCCAGGATATAATTGACATTGTTCAATTAACCACAAACAACCAAGAGCAGATTTACCACCCCCAGCTGCACCACCATAAAGAATTTCTTTAGTTTCTTTATCTTTTAAATAATAAACTGCATTTTCTTGTTTTGGTAGTAGATTCATTCATTAGGCTTAGTTCCATTACCTAAACTAATTACACTAACTGGTTTATCTTTATCTCCACCCTCGTGTTGAAGTTTAGACGTTTCAATAAGTGAATGATAAGACTTTAATATGAAGATTCCTAAAGCAACATTTATCTTACCACTTGCAGTATGTTTTACAACGATTGATTCACATTTATTAGTTAATCTTTTTATCGTGTTAAAAACTTCGAAGTCATTTTTAAACTTTTTTGCTATATAATTGAATTGTTCACGGTAAGTTCCACACTTATCAGCAACATCAGAAAGGAAATAACAATCTTCATTTATAACCTCATTAGCTTTATATAATAAGTCTAAAGAAAACTCTTTAGTGATGTATTCAGCATAGTTATTATTTTCTTCAGCAGCCATTTAATACTTCCTTTTATTTCTTAATGATTTACCTAAATTAACCCACTTAGATACTCTTTCTACTTGTCTTTGATGTCTTGTTTCTGTTTTTGTTATCATAAGTATAAAAAATTAGTACAAATATACTAATTTATTTTTTATCGTTAATATACTCATCTAAGTCTAATACATTAAAACCTTTTATGTATAATTCCATTACCAACCAATACGGCATATAAAGAATCTCACAATGGATAATGTTTTTATAGAACTCGTTTTTAAAGTACTTTATACTTTCATTGTTTGGTGGATCAATCAATTCGATATAAGACTGAAATAAATCGTCTTTATCTTGTTGTGTTAATTCGTTGATATCTTTTAGTTCTGACATTTTATGCTATAAAATACGTTAGGTGTTGATGTTGGTTGTTTAAAAACAGGTTCAGCACATTCTATTTTATCGGTGCTAATGATATAAGTTTCTATTTGGTTTACATCATTGTTTGTTATCTTGTAGAAGTATGTAATTTTATTACATTCACAAGGTGGTTCTATGATGTCTTTTTCAAAACTATCACAACTTTGTATTAATACTACTAATACGATTAATTTAAGTAAATTTTTCATTTTGTTTCTATTTTGTTTATCTTTCTGATGTTACTATCTAAAAAATGTAATAGTTCTGGAGTTTGTTGCACTGTAATTAGTTCACTTGCCCAAAAAAGGCATATTGTATCGTGTTTATCGAATTGAAAAGGCACGAAGAAACCTTTTATTTCTGTTTCATCTATGTAGAGATCCACATAAATATCTTCGTCTGTTTCAATGTTTGTGGTTAAAAATTTTAATTTCATAGTTGCAATTTATAACAAATAAATGAATAAAACAATTAATATTGATAAATTTTATTATCTATTGTTTGCACTATGTGTCTAAATACCGATCGTTCTTGTTTGCCAGTAACATCAACGCCATTAATAAATAGTCTGTAATGGTCTTTCCCCTCTGATTTTAATTCTATATTATTCATTGTTTTAAGTATTTAATTTCTCTTTTTAAGTAGTCTAATGCTTTTTCTAAGTCTTGCAATTCATTATCTTTTCTTCCTGCTCTAAATATGTATTTAACGATATTACCACGATTAAATGTTAATTGGTAATCGTGTATCACATCAATTAAATCATAATCTTTACCAGATTCATAATGTTTATTGGTTGCTTTCATATATCTTTAATATTTACAAATCTTTGTTTTAATTGTGGTTGTGTTAAATGTCTTACAACGCCATCAGCACTTTTTAATTTAGATGTTGACATTGTATGGTGATCGTTACCAATCCCTTTATAGGTTGAACTTGTACCAAGTATTTGATATTCGGTACTTGTATCTAAACATTTAAAGTTTAGAAATCTTATTGATCCGTTGTTATCTATTAGGTTATTCATTATCTAATACAAACTTAACTCCGAAAAGTGTTATTATTTTTCTATGTTTTTTAATTCCGTTGTAAGATTTGTTGTTATCTTTTGCATATTGGCTAATAGTTTTTAGATTCGCAAATACATTAAGACGTTCAAAAAGTTGCACTATATCTAATTCGTCTTTGCAAATTGTTTTATAAACGTATTCTTCAATTTTATCTAAATGCTTAGTGTTTATAGTATCTTTCATTTGGTTCATTTTTTTGAATTAATTTTATAAGTAGTTAGGTTTAATATTTTAAAAAATCCCAACAATCTATCGTGCTTACTCATACTCCATAAAGGATAAAATATGAATAATTATAGGTAAAGTCCAACCATCACCTAATAAACTAGCACTTTTGTTTCTTGTTAATATATCACAATAATTATCTGAAAAACCTTGCAATCTACAAAGTTCAACCTTATTTAATATTCTTATATTTTCAGTAAATGAATAATCTTCTTTATCAAAAACAATATTTATCATTCCAATTTCATTGTATCTTTTAAACAACTTGTATTTATCTTTTAAAGGTCTTTCTTCACTTTCCAATATACATCTTGCTTTCTCTCTGTTAGTATATCCACTTGTTAAAATGTCTTGAAATTTAATTTTTTTGTCTTTAGGTTTTGGTATATCTACAACTAAATCTCCAAACATTCCATCTTGTTTTGTTTTTATATTAGTCCAATAATACCTGTCTCTTTGTTGTGCTGAAACTAAACTACTATTAAATCTAACAGGGTAAACTCTCAATTCTCTACTCATAACTCCAACATCATAAGTATTTGCACTTCCAACATTTTCTTGAAAAAATTTAACATTAGGGTTTAGTTTTTTCACGTGGTTTAGTATTTCTACAAAAACAAAAAACAAACTACTTTTTTTACCATTTAAACCAACTCTATTTCCGGCTGCGCTTAAATCTTGGCAGGGCGAACCACTACCAATAAAGTCAATAGTTTTCCAATCAATATCCCATTCTTTCCAATTATTAATATCTCCAACTTGTATAACATCTGGAAAATGATGTTGTTGTAATTCTATTGCATAAGGTTTTATTTCACTACTATAGTATTTATCAACCTTAATATTCATATCAGAAAACGCTTGTCTTAACGTTCCCATTCCATTAAATAAACTTATTACATTCATATCTTTGTGTATTTTTGTTCGTGTCTCACAAATGGGCTTTTTTAAAAAACTAAACCTAACAACGCATATAAAAAATTGGCGAAAAGCCAACTTTCCATATCCTATTCCGTTGTAAACAAATCTATTTACTTTTTAATTATTTTGTAAACTATTAAGTTTACTTAACGTTTGTTTATACTTTTTTAACCAGTACTTTCTATTGAAGTTTGCGTTTTCGTATCGTTTACGTTCTATACTATACTTTATTGTCATTATAATAAAACATAATGCAAAGAATAGTATTAA